TTGTATGTAAAAGCGCAACATTGCCAGCATTCACTGTTGAATCTGCTGAGTTGGGGTATTTTGGACGAAGAATTAAAATACCAACTAATAGAATATATGCTCCAATAACATTGAATTTTACCAATACGAATAATAATAAAATACGTGATATTTTATTTACGTGGCAATCTGCTATTAATTCACCGTTTACTAATGTTAAAAATTTATACGGCGAAAACAGAGAAGAATCGTCAAATGTATCGTCGGGTTGGTCCCATAGTCGGTTATATGCAGACATAACGCTCACACATTATGATGTGAACGGTGGAAAACAATCTCCTATATTGGGGAATCTCGGGATTGTGTCTGACGCGGCTGCTGGTGTGGCAAATGTGTTGTTTAATACGGCTGACCATCGACCCATCGCCAAATATTATTTGCAACAAGCGTTCCCCACATCTATTGGCGGGTTGAACTTTTCACATGAAATGGATGAATTTCAGACATTTGAGGTGCAATTTGTTTATCAGTCAATGGGGTTTGAGTTTTTATAACGTTTTTTGAAATGGACTAAATAACAGTATGTCATACAAATTATTTGGTTGGACTCTTATATCGCCCACAGAAGTCCTGAAAAATCCGTCAACACCATCTCTCGTTCCGCCCCGTAATGACGGTGCTGCGATTGTTAACGAAGGTGGTTTAGGTGTATTCGGTGGTTATGCTGTTGACTTTGACACGTATTCGGCATATACGAACGAAGTTGATCTGATCAACCAATATCGCGATTTGGCCCTACAGCCTGAAGTTGACGAAGCCATTAATAGCATCATTAACGAGATGATTGTCAAGGAAGATGGAAAGTCTCCTGTTGCGATTAATTTAGATGCGCTGCCAGAAGTATATGACGAGGGGTTTCGTGAGCAAGTCATGAAACAATTTCAGTATATTCTGATGTTGTTAGATTTTAATGATCGGTGTCATGATTTAGCGAAACAATTTTATATCGACGGGCGCATGTTCTTTGATTTGATTATTGATGAAGAAGATCCAACTGCCGGTATTTTAGAAACCCGTATTGTTGACCCGCGAACGATTCGTCCCATCCGCGAAGTTCGTAATTTATTACATCAGCAAACGGGGGTTCGTTTAACCGAAACACTAGACGAATATTTTATTTTTAACCCACTTGGCTTCCGTAATATGACCAATATCGGAACCGGTGGTGGTGTTCGTGTCACAAAGGATCGCATTGCTTATATTCATTCAGGTATCTTTACACCCGGTAACGTTACTGTACTATCAAATTTACATAAAGCGATTAAGCCATACAATCAATTGCGTATGGTTGAAGATGCGACAGTTATTTACCGTATTACCCGTGCCCCGGAACGCCGCGTCTTCTATATTGACGTAGCAGATTTGCCGACGAACCGCGCCGAACAATACATGCAAAACATCGCGAATCGGTATCGTAACCGTGTCGTGTATGACACGAATACCGGCGAAGTGCGCGACGACCGCAAGTTCCAATCCATGCTAGAAGATTTCTTCATGCCACGCCGTAGTAACGGGCGCGGTACAGAAGTCCAAACATTACAGGGTGGTACGAACCTTGGTGAAATGTCTGACGTAGAATATTTCCGTAAAAAGTTATACAAGGCATTAGGAATTCCACCATCGCGCCTAGAACAAAACGGTTCGCAGTTTCAATTAGGCCGCACCACAGAAATCACTCGCGACGAAATTCAATTTGCGCGGTTCCTCGATAAGCTTCGTAATAAATTTGCGGTGTTATTTGATGAACTCATGTCTCGTCATTTAACACTGACTGGCGTGATTCGTTCAAAAGACCAATGGAAAGAACTCCGTCAATACGTTCGGTATTCGTTTAATTCTGATTCATATTTCTCTGAACTCAAGAAAGTCGAAATCATGAAAGAACGTGTGGAGTTGCTGACTTCCATGCAGGATTATGTCGGGAAGTATGTGTCGGAACAATATGTCATGGATAATATCCTACGTTTGACGACACCCGAACAGCAGCGCATTAAGCGCGAAATCGAAGAAGAAAAACAGTTGGCTGAACAAAGTGGCGAAAAGCCCGCAGAGCCGACTTCATAAAACTCAGTTTTATAAATAAACATTGAAGTCTTTTATATTCACGAGGTTACCATATGTCCGCAACAGGAAAACTTATTCAGTCGTTAAAAGCTGAAAATTACATTGATGCGAAGAAGCATTTTACAGAACTTGTCGCGGACAAGATGCGCAATGTGCTGGCACGAGAATATCGAGATGTGTCACAAACTTTTGTGAAAGAGGATGTCACGCAAGTCGGCCCAGACCCCGCTACAAATACGACAAACGAAAGCGAGTCTACTTCGAACAATTCTGGCCCTCGGTCGCTGTCTGTCATTGCCGCAGACATTCGAAAGAATTGGCCCAATGTTAATTATGCGGCGAAGCCGTATTTGAATGCAATGAGCCAACTTGACAACGCCAACGACATGTATGGACACGACTCCGCGAAGTCAGTTATTTTGTATTTTTTGAATAATGCAACATCATGGCGTGGTCCGGAGGCCAAACGCATTAAAGATGAGCTTAAAGGTTTAATTAAAAATATCCGCGAAGAATTGATGGGCGAACAAGATAATCCCGCGCCGATGACAGGTGCGTCCGGAACAAAATCGCCAGAAGAATTAATTCGAATGATTAAAGCTGGTGACACGGTTACGATTTCATTCCCAAAGCGTCCCGGCGATAAAGTTCCACAGACAGGTCGGGGTAAAGCCGTGATGCCATCAAAACATGGTGGATGGGTGTTGAATATGGGTGGTGCATACGGGAAACCCGGTATTGCTGACGAAGATAACATTGTTTCATTCCGGAGAAATGGCGGCAAGCCTGTTGTGGCCCGTCGAGGATAATCACCATGCCATCATATTCTAAACTTATTCAATCGATCATGCGCGAAAACTATACGGACGCGAAGCGCGAGTTTTCGTCCTTGGTTGCGAAAAAAATGGAAGATGTCGTCCAGCGCGAATATAAAGAAGTCGGTGAAACGTTTGCGAAAGAACAAGCACCACCCCAGCAAGATAGTTATGTGGAAGAAGTTTCCACAGATGAACCATCCAGTTCTTCAAATATGGAACAGATGGACGATCCAGAATTAGGTATTCGCGCACGTGAAGTCGTGGGCGAAAAGGGCGCACGGAAGGTATAAGGATAACGTATGGCATATACTCAAGTTCAGACAATCGCGGATACCAATCGACGCCTTGCGGTGAAGCGTGTGAACTACGCGAATACCGAAACGGATGCATTGGTTGTCAATGCGTCGGCTTTAAATTTTGCGGTCACGACATTAACAACGGTGGCGTCTTCAAATAATTTTATGGTTGGTGAAACCGTCACTGCATCAAGTGGCGGTTCGGGTATCGTCCAAGATGTGATTAATAGCACATCGGTGATTCTTATTTCAGCGACCGGCACCTTTAACGCAGCAGACACCATTACCGGCTCTGTGACGGGTAAGGTGCGTACGCAAAGCGGGTCGCTCACGCCGTCAACCTATCGTTTACAGTTATCACGGGTGTTGTACAACGTGTTCGGTAATTCAAACGCATCAAAGGTTGAATTGATGTGGCAGGGCACCGGTAATGGTGCAAACAACCGTACAATTTTGATGTTGAGTGGAACCGGCGAACTGCGTCTAGACGACCACGGAATGCGGGCCAACAACAACGCAAATTCTGCCACCGGTAATATTACGCTGTCAACAATTAACTGGGGCGCAGATTGTCATTATTCCTTGATGCTTGATTTCAATAAAGAAACTGGATATGCGGCTCCAAATCAACAAACCAACCAATATCTAGGCTATACCAGTAACTAAGGAATACACACATGGCTTTACAGCTTATTACTGAAACAGTACACGAAATCAAGACGCTTGTCGAGACAAAAGAAGGCGCGACGGCACCACAATATTTTATTGAAGGCATTTTCATGCAAGCGGAAATGCGCAATCAAAACGGGCGCATCTATCCGACAAATATTCTTGAGCGTGAAATTAAACGGTATCAAAAAGAATATATTGATCGGAACCGTGGGTTTGGTGAGCTTGGCCATCCAGATTCGCCAACCGTGAATCTTGATCGTGTATCACATATGATCACGAAGATTGAACCACAAGGCAATAACTTTATGGGTCGCGCCAAGATTATCACGAACACGCCAATGGGAAACATTGTGAAATGTCTCATTGATGAGGGTGCAGAACTTGGTGTCTCTTCACGTGGTCTTGGTTCCTTACAGGATACCGGGAATGGTATGGAAGTGCAAGATGATTTCTTCTTTGCCACGGTTGATATTGTGGCCGACCCGTCTGCGCCAGATGCCTTTGTGCGCGGCATCATGGAAGGTAAGACATGGGTATGGGAAAGCGGTGTGTTAAAGGAATGCGTGTTGGAACAGATGGCCAAAGAAATCGACAAGGTACATATTCCAACCGTAAAAGAAGACGTTCGGCAAGAAACATTTATTGAATCATATCAGAAGTTTTTAACCGCATTATCACGCGGGGTACATTCAAAGATTTCATAACGCTAAATATACATTAGCGTTGGGTTTATTTTTCAGCGAGGATCATATGGCAACACCAGATAAGCTGCTTTCACTAAAAAATCAAGAGAAAATGAAGAAGATCAAGTCAAATAGCGAGGATAAGGGTGCGAAAACTGTGGGTGGGCCAGAATTGACATGGTCTACGGCTGATTATGCCAAGTTTTCTTTTGACGCCACAGCGGGTGTAAAGCCAGATACCTCCATCCCCGTGAAGATCAAGGGCGAGAAGATGCATTCCATCAAGGAAGATGAAGATAAAGAAGACGATGATGCAATTACCGAGGAAATGTATGACGAAGCTACCGAAGACGACAGCGACGATTCAGCCGACGAACCCAAAACGGAGGGGAAGAAAGCCAAACCCACTGAAGACGACGAAGACGACGAAGAGTCAGACGACGACGAAGACGCCGAAGACGTTGACGAAGGAAAGTCAAAAGATGACGCCGACGACGATGACGACGCTACCCTCGACTTCGGAGATGACGACGCCGATGCAGAATCAGACGACGACGAAGCCGAGCCTGAAGACGAAGATGAAGGTTTATATCTCGAATTGGATGACTTGGATCTCGATGACGTTAAAGAAACTGACGACGAAATGATTGATCTCAAGGGCAAGGGCAGCGACGACGTTGATGAGTTCATGAGCGCCTACGAGGCGAAGGACGACACCGACGTTGAAGATGAAGACGAATCCATTATGTTCGAAGGCGACGACGAGGACGAAGACGACGCCGAAGACGAAGATGAGTCTATCATGCGCGAAGAGCCAGAAGAGGAAGAAGAGTCTGTTGTGGTTCGTGAGGCCGACGCCGAAGAGGAAGACGAAGCCTTCATGCGCGAAGCCAAGAAGAAGGACGACGAAGACGAGGAAGACAACGCCGAAGAGATTAAAGAGAGCAAGATTCGCATTTCATTTAAAGTGAATGAAGCCGCGACTCTCTTTGAAAACAACAACGTGTTGTCAGAAGACGACAAGCGTCAGTCGCGTGTTCTGTTTGAGAGCGCCGTTCGGGTGGCTGCAAAGACCATCGGTAAGCAGCTTCATAAAGAATACCAGACCCGCCTGAATAAGTTAACCGCTATTCACGAGAAGAAGATGGAGAAGCAGGTTGATCGCTATCTCTCATACGTCGTGGAACAGTGGGCGAAGGAAAACAAGGTTGGTTTGCGCAATCAATTGCAGAACAAGCTTACCGAGAATTTCCTCCGTGGCCTGAAGAATCTGTTTGTCGAACATTATATCGATATTCCAGATTCGAAGGTGAATGTGGTGGAAGCGTTAGCGCGTAACGTGAAATCACTCAAGAAACAATTGAAGGAATCGGAATCGCGTTCCGTCCAACTCCACACGCAGATGCGTTCGGCTGTGGCGTCAGAACGGAAGGCGTTGATGAAGGAACACCGGACTCGACTCATCGCTGAAGAAGCCGCCGCTGTATTACCAGTTGATCGGGGCGCATTCATGAAGCGGGCACAGACGGTGGCCTTCAATAACACGAAGAGCTTCAAGAAAGATTTGGTTGCATTACGGGAGCAGTATTTTGGGGCCGCTACCAAGGTGAAGGGACGTTCATCGAGTGAGCCTGTTGCTGAACCCCTCTTCGAAGAAAAGAAGAAGACGAAGAGTGTCACACCTGTTGATGCCTATGCGCAGGCACTTGACAAGTTGACCGGTAGTCAATCGTAAAACGTCCGTTTGCTAAATAATAATAACTCACTTTTAGGAGACTAAAATGGCATTTTTAAAGGAAGCGTTAGAAAAGAAATGGGCACCCCTGTTAGATCACAAGGGTCTGCCTAAGATTGCAGACGGCTATCGTCGTGCTGTCACCGCCGTTGTTCTTGAGAACCAAGAACGCGAAGCGATGAAGCAGGCTGGCGTGGAAGCAAGCTACCTCGTTGAAGGCCCAACGAACTCTGTTGGTACCGGCGGCTATGGTGCTGGCGCGACCGCGACCGGTCCCGTGGCTGGTTTCGACCCAATTTTGATTGCACTCGTTCGTCGTGCAATGCCAAACTTGGTCGCCTATGATGTGTGCGGCGTTCAGCCAATGTCAGGCCCAACGGGTCTGATCTTCGCGATGCGCTCACGTTACGGTAGCCAGTCAGGCAGCGAAGCCTTCTACGGCGAAGCCAATACCGAGTTCTCAGCGGCTGGTCAGGGTGGTTCAGGCAGCGCCAATGCCAACCCGTTCAGTGCTGCGTTCGGTACGTCAACTGGTTCAAACACCGCGTTTGGTGAATCACTGGGTGTCTTCGGCGCTCCAATGGTGAACTCAACCGGGTTTGCTAACTCAACCTCAATTCCTGAGATGGCGTTCTCAATCGAGAAGGTCACCGCAACGGCGGTTACACGTGCCCTGAAGGCCGAGTACAGCGTTGAAATTGCGCAGGACTTGAAGGCGATTCATAATCTGGACGCCGAGACTGAGCTTGCGAATATTCTGTCGGCTGAAATCCTCGCGGAAATCAACCGTGAAATTATTCGTAAGATTGGTTACGTCGCTCAGAACGGTGCGTCGCAGACTGCTACTGCTGGTACCTTCGATCTTGACGTGGACAGCAATGGCCGTTGGTCAGTTGAAAAGTTCAAGGGTCTGTACTTCCAGATCGAGCGCGAAGCAAACGCTATCGCGAAGAACACTCGTCGGGGCCGTGGTAACGTCATTCTCTGCTCGTCAGATGTGGCGTCCGCAATGGTTGCCGCTGGCGTTCTCGACCACACCTCTTCACTGAAGGCTGATCTCGACGTTGATGATACTGGTTCAACATTTGCCGGTACGCTTCAGGGTCGTTACAAGGTCTTCATTGATCCATACGCCCCCGTTGGTGCGACCACAGAATACTTCGTGGTTGGCTATAAGGGTAGCTCACCATACGACGCTGGCTTGTTCTACTGCCCATACGTACCTCTCCAGATGTATCGTGCGGTTGACCCCAACAGCTTCGTGCCGAAGATTGGCTTCAAGACCCGCTACGCGACGGTTGCGAACCCCTTCGCTCGTGGTGGCGCGGCTCCAAACGACGGTACGTTGACTGCGGATTCCAACGTATACTACAGAAAAGTTTTAGTTCAGAATTTATTCTGAGAAACCTTTTCTAACCTATGGAAATGGGGAATGGCTACTCGCTGTTCCCCATTTCTTTTCTTCGATATAAAATAGGTCTTGCATAATAAATTTCTTTGTTATATACTACATATATGAATTATCAATTACTCTACGAAAAATTAATTAAACACGCCAAACAACAACTTCCGCCCGACGAATACACAGAATCTCATCACATTATTCCGAAATGCATGGATGGCGACGATTCCCAAGACAACATAGTGGTTCTCACTGCTCGACAACATTTCGTCGCGCATTGGATTCTTACGAAGGTTTATCCGACTAATTACAAACTTCGTTATGCATTTCATATGATGTTCTTCCCGACATCATCTGGTACACGTAATACTGGATGGCATCTTTCTAAATCTAGAACGTATGAGTATCATAAAAAGGAATTGGCTCTTTTGCAGAGTGAAAGATTGCGAGGTGTTCTGAAGTCAGATGATCATAAAGAAAAGCTTAGACAAGCAGCGTATGCTCGTTGGCAAGACCCCGATGAAATTACTAAGCAATCGGAACGTATGAAAGGTAACACGAATGGATTGGGTGCCAAACGTTCTCCATTAACCGAAGAAGTTAAACAAAAGATATCTGCTGCCAATAAAGAATATTATAAATCTCATCCCGGCGTAAATCTTGGTAAAACGCCGTCCGAAGAAACACGAAAGCGTATCAGCGAAACTAAAAGAAATAACCCGTATAGGCATTCGTCTGAGATTATCAAAAGAATTGCTGATAAACATAGAGGAAAGAAACAGACCGAACATCAAAAGAAAAGGGCAACAGAAGTTAACTCTGCAACATGGGAAGTTATTACACCATCAGGTGAAGTATTAGTCATTACCAATCTTCGCCAGTATTGTTTGGAACATAAGCTCAGTCAAGGTAATCTTACAGTTTATGGCCACACCAAAGGTTACCGCGTCAGAAAGATTTCATAATGCCTAAAGGATCTCCCGGCCAAAAGAAAAGCCCAGAACATATTCAAAAACTGCGTGACGCTGCACGACGCCGGTATGAGTCTGAACAAGAACGCAAGGCGCAATCAGAACGGATGAAAGAAGCCTATCATACAACGCCGTCGTTGCAAACCATGCATTCTGATGAATCCCGCGAGAAACGGTCGCAGTCGCTAAAACGTCGATGGACGGATGAGTCTTATCGTTCACGCATGAAAGATGTGCGTAATGATCCTTCATTTGTCAACAATATACGTCAAAAAATAACTGCGCTATGGGCAGACCCTGAGTATAGACACACGATATCGGAGTCTATGCGTGAATCAAAACGTCGTCATTATACTGCACCAGAACTGTTAGATGATAAAGACTGGTTGATTGCGCAGAACCAACAGAAAACCCTCACGCAAATTGCGAAAGACATGGGTTGTTCACAATCATTCATGACGGGCATCTTTCATGAACATGGTATTGTGCCCACCCAACATATAGTGCAATATACCGGCGGTGAAGACCAAATCGTAGAATATTTACAAGAATTGGGCATACAACATATCATACGCCGGGACAGACAATGTATTGCGCCGTATGAGATAGACATTTATTTACCGGAATATAAGCTTGGTATTGAATACCACGGAACCTATTGGCACAGTTTTAATACCACCGAAACGACAGAACAGCGCCGAAGACATGCGAAAAAACATGACATGGCCGCAGCGGTGGGCATCCATCTGTTACAATTTTGGGATACTGAATGGAACACCACACCCGACATTTGTAAATCTATTATCGCTCGATGTGTGAAAACCACGACGTGTGTTGGCGCTCGACGCTGTACCGTAGGCCAACCGACGCTCGATGAATGCCGTACATTTTTGAATGCGAACCATATTCAAGGGTTTTGTCCATATAAACATGCGGTGGGACTCTATCTACAACATGAATTGGTGATGGTATTAACGATAGGCGAATCGAGATTTTCCCAACATTCGTGGGAACTGCTACGTCTAGCCGTCAAGACGCATACGACCGTTATTGGAGGCGCACAACGGTTATGGGCGCGAATTATTCAGTATATGACCAGTGGTGACACAATGGTGTCATACGCCGACAGACGGTTGTTTACGGGCAATATTTACTCAGAATTAGGA